CTCCTTAATATTGGAATAGGTCTATTATAACTCAGTTTAGAATATGATCGTCAAACTCACCGGTATACATATTAAAATACCTAGGGTTTTCTATAGGTCCGGCAGATGTGCTTCCTACCTTCAAGTGGCTTGTTGAACCATCTAAAAAATGAGCTTTACGTCCAAGCATCTCGTCTGCACCATCACCTAAGTGTTCTTTGAGAACATCCATAGTTCTTTCACGGTTTGCTTCTTCACCTATTACATCCCCTATATGAGGATCTGCACGTGGGCTATCTCTTAACACTTTGTCAACATGCTCCTTAGCACCTTCGTCATTTAAACCTATGTGGTCCCCTTCAGTCCATGCTTTTCCACCACTGTATAACCCCCATGGAGCAGCACTAACTGTAGCTTTGTGACCTTTTTCTTTAGCACTACCGACTTGACCAATAGAAAGACTAGCTGGTATTTTTCTATTTTTTAAAGGTATATCTGCATGTAAGTTACTACCATAATGTTCATCATAAGGGGTATGACTATATTCTGGCTGACCTATTGGAACTGTATGACCAGTTGGCAGGTGGGCAAACCCCGGGGTAATATCAACACCTGTATTTTCTTTCATACTTTGGAGTATACCTCGCATCTGTTCACCAGTTAAATGTTCATGTGACATAAGATCCTCCAATTAAGAATAGGTCTATTATAACCTACTTTACGGTTGGGCCGCTTTACGTTATAACCGGTTAAGTTTCGGAATAGGGCTATATGGGGGGTTCGGTGATCCTTGGGGGCTCGCATCTACCGACTACACTTCGCTGGGGTTCGCATAATGGTGGTAGCCCCGCCCATCAAGGCGTGCCGTACTCTTGGGTGCGGTACGGCTTGGTTGGTCAGGTTAGCCGAGTGGTTCGGCGATTATACTCCTAAGGAGAACCCAATGTCCCAACAGACACTCAACGAGGTGCTGGTCACAGGCTTCAAAGCCGACGGCTCAGCCCTCACGACAATGGAAAGGGCAAAGGTTGCTTGGCAAGCCATTGCCGAGAGAGCCACGGAACTCATCACCGCCAAAGCGGGGGATTTAGACATCGCCCTCGGAAAAACGGTTTCGGAAAGTTACGGCGAGAAAGCCCTACCGAAAGGCTGGGCAAGTATCCTCATATGCTTCGGAAAGTTCTTCGTTCTAACGGCACCGCCGAAAGACAGCACACGGTTCACGCCGTTAGATGTCTGGCGTAAGATGGTTCAAAAAGGTTCGGCGGAAATCGTCGATGCTCTAATAGCCACGGCAACTTCACAGACGGCGGCTTGGACTGCCCTGTGTGCCAAAGCCAAGTCAGAGACGACTGTGACTGACCTAGCAAAGGCGCAAGCCTACGCTAAGACTTTCCCTCGTAACATCAGCAATCTTGATGTGTGTTTCCTCGTTCCTCGGAATGAGTGGAGCACAGAGATGGAAATGGTCGCCAAGCAGATGGAGGTGTTCATCGCTCGCACCGAGCGACACATCTGACCTCCTGCTAGTCCCCCAAGGATTAGTGCCCCCTACCCGTAAGGGTGGGGGGTGCTATTTCTTTGCCCAAAATGCGCCCCATTATTTCCGACCCCTGTGCCTCTGCCATAGTGTAGAGGGCATAGACGCACGCTGGTGCGCTGTACAGGCTTGCGTCGCAAGCGTGGGAGCGTCCAGTGTGGAGTGTGTCATATGTCTCGTAGTGTGACATATGTCATATGGTGTGGCATTTGTCACATAGTGTGGCATATGTCACTAAGATTTGGCCTATTAGTGGGCCTATGGGTGGGGTGAGCGTCGCAACTGCGGTGTACGCCCTGCTATAGCCACTACTACCCCCTTTCGGTAGTTGCTATTCACTGTATAAACGCTTGTATGGTGTCATATCCACTAAATAGGTCAGTCAGTGGTGAGTGCGCATTCATTGCTTGTCACCACCACTGACAATACCTCAATGTATCTATCATTGGTTTTACCATTGACTAGAGCATCATTGACTCTATCACCTCTTATATAAAAGGGGTGATTATAAGGTTTGGGCGAAAAAAGTCGTCCATTGAGTGCCTGAGGAGGCCATTATGTCAGTTATGGAAAGAGAATATAACGATTACAAAAAGTCATTGTTGCCAAGTAACACCAACAACTCGTGGGAGTGGCACACCTTGAGTGGTAGCCACTACTCCTACAATGGGTGGAACAACTGTGTGTACAAGCACACTGACTATGGCATGGAGCTTGTGTTATCTAATGTAGCAGAATACTGGTTCCCAGAGAGGGTTAGCTTTTACTCTGGCGTAAACTTTAGGCCATTTTTTATGGCAGAGTCACCTGCTAAAGGAAGATCATTCTTCCGCAGTAATTTGGTTACTGCGTTGACCTCCCAAGATTGGGAGCGCCGTAAGCTCCCTGAGGGAGAAAGCATCTCCTGGACTGTACTTCAGGATGGAGAGTGGGTATATAAGGAAGTGGTCACAGCCCAGTGACCAGATGCCCCCATAGCTCAGTTGGTTAGAGCAAAGCACTCATAATGCTTGGGTCACAGGTTCAAGTCCTGTTGGGGGCACCATAATGTTACAACAACGAAAGGAGACATTATGTTAAGCCATGAAACCAAAGCAAATGCTATGGAGGGTAAAGAACTCCTAATAGCACACCTATTGAAAGACGGTGTGCTCAAGGCTGACGAAGCCTTGGGGTATTTACTTTTATCCATTGGGTTTAGCCCAGAACAAACAAAAGAGTTTGTAGACAGGGTGGCTCTCCACTACAAAACTGTGAAATCCACCAATAGGTGGACAGACAGTGATGATGACCTTATCGTTACTATGTTTAACGAAGGTTCTGCCACCAAAGACATAGCAAACCGTCTTTCCAAGACTGTAGCCTCAGTCAACCAAAGAATATTTATTCTGCGGCGTAGTGGGTACACTCTTCCATCCCGTAGACCTAAGTTGATGGGTAACACCTACGCAACAACTAAACCAATAGGAGAATTGTGATGGAAGAAGAAAAGACAGGCAAATGGTTCGCTATATGTCATCGTGCTTACGATGCTGTGTATTGGGGGCCGTTTGAATCCCTTGAAGCAGGACGCCAGTGGGCGGAAGACAAGAAAATAAACTTTGGCATTGGGTTTGTTCAAATGAATGACCCAGAAAGCCCCGAGTCCACTTGGTGGTAAAGGATTGAGCCTCTGACATAGAAGGCTCAGTAGGTGACCGCATTGTGCGCTCTCTCTATAAAAGTAATATAAGACACGTGTTTTTGAGGGGTTCGCCCGCACATCGCACCTCTGTACTTATATTACTATTATGTCCCCAGGAATAGGCTACTGGGTATCAAGTTGCTGATGGGCAAAGTGTAAGCCCTAGTATCCCGGAGTTCCTTGTCGGGCAAATTACATTATGAGGTTAAGGTCTGCTCGACCGGTATAAATGGCTGCACTTAGACAACTGTTTGTTCATTGAGTTGTTTAACTTAAGATATCAGATGAAACGTGGAATAGAAAACCAACGACAAGGGTTTTACCTCAGAATACTGCTTCTGTCATTGCGCAGTGAGTTTTTTGTATGTTTTTCCTAGCTATGAATAAAAACATACGCTGCACCAGTAGCTCAATGGATAGAGCAACAGACTTCTAATCTGTAGGTTGTAGGTTCGAGACCTGCCTGGTGCGCCCACTAAAACAAAAAAGGAGGGTGGAATGACCATATCATTGGTTATAGATACACAAGGAACAATAACAAAAAAAGACCTGGACGGATACGAAGCGTTATCTGAAGCGGTCGGAGGCTACATCGAATGTGTCCCATCAAGCGAGGATGTAACCATTTGGTGTAACGAAGAGGGAAGAGTAATGAATCTAGATTTAAACAGTGTAGCCACAGAACTGTGGAAGCTATTCGATCAATATGGTTGTCTGAACGAAGGTGCTACGTTGGTTGGCACAATAGTTGTGCAAGGCCCTGTGGACAATTATGGGGAGTGTACAGACTGCCCCGACTGGTTGTTTGCTCGATTAGGAATCGAAAACAATCAACGAGTAATACATCCCGTTGGCATTAAAGTAACCTGCCTTTCTTGTAAAGGTAATGGTTCGTTGATGAGCAACGGAGTGTCCGATGCTATTGAATGCAACGAGTGCGATGGATGGGGGCACACATATGAATAACCCAGTTAAGTTAGTTAAATTCAAGTCAAAGGAAGATATCAATGGGTGGGTTGCACCACCTGATTACTTCCCTGGGCAAGACATTGCCCTGAGCATTGGGCTGAAGTGCCCACAATGCAAAGGTCAAGAAGTAATCGCTATTCCTTATGATGACACAACAATGCTCATAACATTGCGTACGGAAGCGATCAACTTTCCAGATAGAGCTGATGAAATCATTGACACTCTAAAGAAGTTTGTTGATAACATAACTTACTTTACAAGTGAGGAAAAGAACCAATTTATGTGGGGGTTTTGCAACAACACCTGTTTGAGTTCTTGGGTGGAAGAGAACCCACTAGATGAATAACATAAGAGTTCAAACCAACTACACCCTGTTCTTAGGGTGTCAGCATAAGTTGCGTATGCTGTCTAAAGTCAGCAGGAGCAACAGGGATGTGATAACCCGTCACCCCTCGTATTGCCCTAAGTGTAGGGCAGATTGGAACAAGAAATGATAGAAAAGTTGTACCTCAGAGCAGCTGTAAGGTTGCTCATAACTAACTACGACGTTCCGTTTAATCGTCGTGATGTTTCTGACGACAGCAACTTGATGTGGTTAAAAAGAAACTTGCTCATCAACAATGAAAACGACGAGTTTACCTCGTTGGCTATTACATACATTAACCGTATTTTATCCGGAGAGGAGTGGATATGCGACGAAGTAGTAAAGTAAGACTTACAGCACTTGGCATATGGTTGTTTCTAATTGCAACTATGCGCTTTGATGGCTGGTACGAGATGCCAGTCAGCATTGTCCCATCGTGGACAAAGACACTCATTGGTACAAGCATCATTATGCTTGTAGGTTTGCGCTTACGAAAGTTGTATTGGGCAAAGTTTATAGAGAAGTTGGGGGCCTTAGATGAGTGAAGCCCCAACAATGATGGTTAAGTCAAACATAACATTACATATCAGTAGTGAATACGATGACGAAACCATACTCGATGACATCATAGAGAGTCTTCGAGTGTTATTAATATCATACACAACAGTGAGCCTTAAAGGTATCACACTAGCGAGAGGATAGAGTTATGCTTATAGAATCATTTGGAGCAATCATTGTTCCTATCAATGAAGAAACGGATGTACACCTGTATATTCGTCAGGATGGTCACACAAAGTGTGTGGCTGTCAGCGTAGGAGAAACCCTCCAAGAAGCAAGCGTATGGACTAACAGTCCATCGGATTGTACTCATATATGGGTATCCTTTCAAGAAACAACTCAACTACAAGAACTCATTGATGAGTCATTCTTCTGGGAGGTATCCCGTGACTATGTATGAAGTGCAATTTACATTAAGCGTGTTTGTTGAGGCAGAAGATGAGAAGCAAGCAAAGAACATGGCGTGGATAAAACTTCACGCCATTGAAGATGTAGAAGACCATTGTCAATTCCTGTCAGTGGTAGAAGAGGAAGATGAGGAGGAAGAGTATGCGTAAACACAAAGTATGTGTATCTATTTGTGTTGAATTAGATGAGGGAACATACTTCCCTGAGCGTTACCAGTTAACCGAGTCAGATGTGCTCAGCATCAAATCCAAAATGGCAGATGATGCTGAGCAATACATTATGGAAATCTTAGTACAAGAAGTACTTAAGAGTTCTATGGAAGACTTGGGTGGCGTGTGTAAAAGCATGTGGTCCACATCAGAATCGTGGGATTCCCCATGAAAAACTGTGTGTATTGTGGAGAATCAATGCACCCAGAACGCCCTTACGAGTATTGTCTCAACGATAAATGCTACGCCAAAGGCTTCAAGCAAGCCGAGTATTACATACTGGGGGTACATAAGAGTACCCCCATTATATGTGGTCCTGATTCACCTGAAGTGAAGGCAAAGACATCCTTCATGAATGCCAAATAAAAACAAACAACAAACCAACAACAAACAGTCCAAGGAGGACAACAACATGGCAAGTGTAAAAGAATTAAGAAATGGTATGAGAGTGGTGGGCAAGTATCCCCCTTTCAAGGATGCCGAAGGTGAAGTAGTTAGGTCTTTCCTTGTACCCGGTGGTCCGGGTAGTAAGATTGCCGTGCGGTTTGACGATGCTCTGTTGGGCACTGTAGAGATACTGCCCAAAGGCGTTGAATTGATTGGACGGTCTGTCGTTGCAAACGCCGCCCCGTCCAGCTCCACACAGCACGGTAACGTCATTATCAGCGATATGCGTATCGACAGTCTCGACGACCCAGCGTTGGATGACTTCCGACCACATATCGACCCCAAGAATTATGTTAGTCGCACTCTTGCGGGTGGAAAAACAGACCTTGAAGTTATGGAAGCATACTTCAATCGTCGTAATGAGAATGATGGCTACCCAGTATCTGTCGCCCTTGTTGGCGACACACAATCAGGTAAGACCTACCTCATTCAGGTACAGGCTTTCCGTATCGCCAAACTTTTGGGACTACAGAAGCCATTACCTTTGTTCTTGCTCGCTGGTTCAAGCGCAATCACGGACCACGATTTGTTCGGTCAATACCGTCCAATCATCGTCAATGGTCAAGAACGTTTAGTGTGGATGGAGGGCATTGTTGCTCTCGCCGCTCGTCTTGGCGGTATCTTGTATCTAGATGAGGTCAACGCTATGTCAGGTAGCGTTACAGCGGCCATTCACCCACTGCTTGACAATCGTCACCAGTTTGTGAACATCAGAAAGCCTGTCTGGAAGGGTACAGTTGAGATTGACCCAATCACAGGGGTTGAGACACATCACGGTGCTTATCGCCCTGAGACTGTTGTCGCCAACAAGAACCTGTGGATAATGGCTTCATGGAACCCCGGCTACGCAGGTATGGCTAAGACCAACGAAGCGTTTGCTAACCGCTTCAAGTTGCTTGAGTGGGGTTATGATGATGAGGTAGAGAAGAAGCTCATCAAATCCCCAGCAGTTCGTCTGTTAGGTCAAGCACTGCGTAATGCACGTGCTCAACGCAGTATCACAACTCCTGTTGGTACACGGGCATTACAGTTGCTTGAGGGTGACTTGGTTCACCTTGGAGTTGACTTTAGCTTGTGGGCCTTTATGGGCCAGTTTGTGTCGCCACAAGAAAAGATAATTGTAAGAGAAATTATGAAAGATCGTGGTGTTGAACAAATGATGAGAGACGAGTTTGAGCCATTACCCGAAGAAGCAGTAGCAGAACCAGTTGACCTTCTATCACTAATTGGTGATGACCAACCTTATTGATCCTGAGGAGGAATCAAATGATAAAGAAACGCAAACTAGATGAGGAGGCAATGGCACGTCGTTCCAGTGCCAGAGCTAGTACTAGACGTGAAACGAACAAGATTAAAGAGCAGTATGAGAAAGAAGTACTAGAGTTGATTTACTCTGGTGAATCAACTCAAGCTGAAAGAGTGTATTTGAACAAAGGAAGTAAGTTTGATTCACGAGCGGTGAATGCAACTGCGTATGTTTTGGCAGAACGAGCACGAAAAGTGCTTACTTCTATGGGCATCAACCCACCATTGACATTACAAATGATGTATTCACGAGATGATAAAAAGTCTGTTAGTGCAATTACTGACTTTAAGTCCATATCAATATGTTTTGATATGGGTATGATTGACACTGTAAATACACAAAAGATTGCCGAGTTGTTGGCTGCTCTCAAAGGTGTGGTGTACCACGAAGGTGGTCACATTATGTATACATTGCCTTGGAAAGCACTATTTGACTGTGCGTTAATGGACAATGGGTTAAATCCTATTGCCATAAATCCTCACAATATCAAATACAGTGATAGCTTTGAAGAGTCCTACCCTGCGTATTTGGATGTGAGAAACGACTTAAAGTCTGTTGGTGAGGTTGTAACTTTTGGTGAACGAATTTACGATCCTAATATCAGCCTAAAAGTTATTCAGGAAAGAAACTGGAGTGCGCATTGTATGCAGTTCACAGATATTTCTGAAGTTTTACAGTTGTCTTGGAACTTGCTGGAGGATGGTCGAATGGAGCATGAAATGGTTATCAATAACCCTCCAATGATTAACTACTTCACAGCATTAGTTCTCAATTATATAATTGAGGAAAAAGAAACAGGGTATTGCTGGCCGTTTGTAATCACTAGATTGCATTTAGACGAAGAGTTAATAGATAGTGTTAGACAACTTGCGTACAAGTTTGCAATAGATAAAGGTATGGATGTTACCTTAGTTGACCGTATAGAGGAACAAGTCCATGTGTACCGTCAATCTAAAACAGCAACGGAGGTTGTTGTAGCTGTTTGGCAAATGCATAACCTTGTTACCGAATGGATGACACAAGATAGTGGCAATCCTCCTCCACCAAAAGGTGGTAGTCGTCACGGCAGTGATCGTGAAGGCAAAGGGTCACCTAACCCAGGCTCTAGTGATAGTCATGTAGACCAAGGAACAACTAAAGTTAACACAAAACCAACCTTTGGTGAAACAGAAAAAGGCTGGGAAATAAACCCAGATGATCCTAAAGGTGAAGGTGAGCAACCTGGTGAACAACAACCTGAAGATGGTAACAACCCTGGGGGATCTAAAGATCAACCAGGAGATGGTGAAGATGGGGATAATCCTGATAACAGTAGAAAAAAAGGTAAGGATTCAGATGGAAACAAAGAATCAGTCAATCCAACTGGTGGTAACAAAGGTACGGGTGGGAAAATTAAACACAATGTTGATTACGATTCAATCCGTGAACAGCTAAAAAATATGGCTAAAGAAGCAATCGGTAGTACCGTGTCTGATAACGAGGTAGAAGAAGTTGTGGCTCAAATCAACCAAGAGTTGGCTAGAGATATGCCACACAATGCTTCTGTCTCAAATATGTCCGGTAAAATGTTGGCGGATTCAATGGTTGTGGCTAATCAGATGTTATCTGCTCTTGAGCCATTAGCATTGACTGCTGATCCTGCTTGGCGTTTCCGTCAGGAACACGGTGTGCTTGATCCAACATCATACAAGCTACATGAACCGGGTGACTCAGACTATTGGGTTGACTACGAGGGAGAAGGTGCTCATGGTCATAGTCTTGCTGTGTCTGTTATGTTAGACACCTCAGGTTCTATGGGTGGTTGGATGGATCAACTATCAGTTGCTGCTTACGGTATTCGTAACGCTTGTGATAGTTTAGAAATCCCATGCACAGTATCCACTTTTGATACCGAACCGTATATGATATGGGATCATGATGAAGTTGCACAACCAGTGCTTATCCATGATGGTGGTGGTACTAATCCACTTGATGGACTGCGCCAAATTAGACATCAAGGTGCTGGTAAAAAGCGTCACCTAGTTGTTGTGCTTACTGATGGTGAGTGGTCGCATGTTAGTTCTATTAAACCGTTTGCCGAACCAGGACAATACTGGTTATTAGTAGGCCTTGGTAATGGTGAGTATGCCAAAGATTTAGTGACCAGAAAAGGTGGTGATGTAGCAATCAGTATAGACGATGTAATGAATCTCCCCAAGGAGATTGAAAAAGCCCTTATCGGATTCCTAGCCTAGGAGGTTATATGGAATGGTCAGAAATCTCTGACATAGATATAGAGGAAGAACTACCTACTGTTATCCAGGTAGTAAAAATAGTTAGGTATGACATTGAACGTGTCCTATCTGCTATGCAAATGGACGGAGAGTTCCCAAACCCAACCATTGATGACGTGTTAGGCGTTGTCGCTGGTTGGGCATCGGAAGACTTTGGGTGTCAGTGGGGTCATCCCACTGACGCATCCAATTTACTGTACTTGGATGACTTAGGTGAACCCTTATATATTCCGGAGGAAGAATGAGTGGACAACTCAGTTCGGCAAACGTGCCGGCGTCCAATTCGCTATATCTGCCTAGCCTTGACATCAATCTGTTTGATTATCAAATAGAAGCGTTTCAATGGGCTGTTGACAAACGACAATCTTATTTAGCTTTAGATATGGGATTGGGAAAAACAGCAGTAGCGATAGCAGTTGCTTCAGCTTTAGTTGAGCAGCTTCAGCAGAAAGTGCTTATCATAGTTCCCCCCAGTCTTATATTAAATTGGGTAACAGAATTTGGTAAGTTCAATAAAAACATAAAGGTTGCCGTTCTGCGTGGCAAATCTCCAATTAGTTTGCCAGATGCCGATGTATACATAATCGGCAATGCAGTTCTAGCGCAATGGGTTTTAGTTCTTATGGGAGAAATAGACGCTCTCATAGTTGATGAAGCCCATTTCTTTAAGAACAACTCTAAGCGTACTAAAGCCTTGATAAGCCTTAGTCAGTACATGCCCACTAATGCAGTACGTGTTCTTATGTCAGGAACACCTGCTCCTAATGGGCGTAACATGGAGTTAGTTACACAGATAGATACTCTTGGCCCCAATGCATGGCAAGGAGTAGGGGGCATTGGCCACTTTTGGCAACACTATGCCCCTTGGTCTGGAGTGATTATTAATGGTAAGAAAGTAGGAAGAGTATCCACTAATGATCTAGACCTCAAAAATAGAATGCATGCTTCTTTTATGTTTAGGCGTAAGAGAGATGAAGTAATAGACTTACCTACGAAAACCAGAACTACTGTTGTTCTTGAAGGCACTGGTACCGCTGTTGACGATTACATAGCATGCGAGAATGATTTGATTGCATGGCTTGAGTCATTAGACAAAGATACAACTGGGGCCGAACGAGCGTATGCATTAGTACGACTTGGTTTTTTGCGTAAGCATGTAGGTAAGGCTAAGGTTGAATCAATCATTAAGTTTGTATCTGAAATCTTAGATAACGAACCTGGTGGGGTGTTCATAGTTGCTGAGCATGTAGACACTATGAATGCTTTAGTTGCTGGGCTTAACAAATACACAGTTTGTGAAGTCCGTGGTGGCATGTCAGAAACTGCTAAGCATAAGTCAGTTAATGACTTTAACAATGGCGCTTCAAGAGTTATGGTAGGTCAGATAATATCTGCTGGTACGGGCTTGACTCTTACTGGTAATGGTATTAACGTGAACCACCGAACAATCATTGCGCAGTTACCGTGGAACCCTGCCTCTCTTAAACAAGCAGAGGATAGAGTACACAGAATTTCACAGTCAATGGATGTATGCGTTACCATTCCGCTGTGTCATATAGAGGGTCGCCAAACAATTGATGAAAGATTGTGGGGTGTACTTGAAGATAAGGCGTTCTCAACAGGAATACTTATTGATGGGGAAGCCGAAGTGTTATTAGAAACAATCCAAAACGGAGTACTTGACTCCTACAAACGAAAGAAGGTAAATCCATGAAAGTTAACCAATTCAATTTAGGTAAGGAATGGTTGGATATGAAACAGCAACTTGCTGCTCTTCAAGCTGAGTTCGATGAGTTAGATTCAAAGCTCAAAGAATTTATGTTTTCAACCGGACTTAAGTCAATTGAGATTGACAAGCATGTTATTGAGTTGCAAGTCAATTCTCGCAGATCGTTTGATGCAATTGCATTGAAAGATATGGTTAGCGCCGCAGTGTTTAACAAGATAACAAAGCCAACCGTTGATACAGCATTGATTGATGCCGCCGTTAAAATGGGCACCATCAAGACTGATGTGGTTGATCAAGTAACCAAGAAGACCGAATACAAGCAACTACGAGTGAAGTGAGGAACAAAAAATGAGTGCATCAACTAATGTACATTTAATTGCCCAAATCAATCCTAATGTAAACATGGAGTTTACTGATCACATAGATTGTCCTAGTCCTTTTAGGACATTGCGATTGCACGCAGGGGAATACACATTAAATGTGTTTGTTAACGAAAACAACGAACCAAATCTTGCTGAAATTCTTAAGCAAATAATTGAAGTATCAACTAAAAAACTAAACGAGTTAGAAAGTGGAGAATAATTATGGAACTATTAGACTTTAAAAACTTTGATGATGTTTATTTCAAAGAATACGAGGGTTGGGATGAAGCTCCTGCCACTGTATGGGATACACACACGGACGAAGAAACAACTGAACCAAAACTACTTGCTTGGGATGACAACCCATATAAAGTAATGAATCAGTTTGCATTCCTTGGCCTTACAAGAGAAGCAGTACTTGCTGTTCGTGGATGGGCTGCACCACTTGAGTCAGAGGATATTAACAGTAACATTCGTCCATCGTTACACCCCGATAAAATACGAGTTGTTATATATCTTCATCTTAAAAAAGGGTGTGAAGTACTTAGCGTGGCTATGCATCAACAAGATAAAGACGTTATAGTTATTGACCCACACGCCACAGGAGGTATGGCTGATGCTATTTTTGAAGCTGTAAAAATTGCTAGAAAGCAATTGAAAATACTTAAAAAGAAGAGTAAGAACCTGTGAATGAATTCATAGGAGTTAGTATTTGGATTCATCCTCCTATAAAAAAACGTGTTCACTGGTTGGTAGAGGTGACTACTAAGGAAGGAGTGGGAAATAAAGAGTTTGAAACATCGGCTCAAGCCTTTGAGTTTATCGAAGGAATGGCAGAAAAACTAACAGCAAGACTCGGGCCAATGCGAGTTGAGTTGTACTCAAACAAGGAGAGATAGTATGAGTATGAGTATTTACGAAAGAGTTTGGATGGCAACATCTGCCAAACACAGAGAAGGCATACGAGAGTTAACAAGATTGTACTACGCATTAATGGCAGAGCCATGTAAGTGTGTGTACAGTGAAGATTACCTTGAGTATGTTGAAACTATTAAAGACCATGTGGATGAAGAGGACTTCATATGGGTAGTACGTAACCCATTTGTAGGAAATCTTAAGTCTTTTGAGTGTCTTAGATGTTCCGGACTGTCACAGTTATGGGACTTGATTAAAGATAATTAATAATGCCATTAAGTGTATAAAACCAACAACAACAACAAGGAGCAATATGTTTAACTACCATGAAGTGTTTGAAAAGTATGGTAAGTCCCCCGCCACACCACAAGAGTGGGAAACATGTGACACAACACATGATTACGTTTGGATGTTCAATGTTACATCTAACTTTACCAATGACATGATGATGAAGTACCTTAATGACCATAAAAATCCTAAAGTCATTGAAAAGGAAATGGAACAATTCATAGAAGAACTTCAAAGACAAACTGGTTTGTCTGTTGAGGAAACTGGCATGTACGCACAGCTTGGAATGTACATTCTCCAAGACAGACAGTACTGTGAAGACCCTGAAGGTGCTCGTCAGGCTGCTTATGAATCCTATCGGGAAAACATGGAAGTTCATGAAAAGTTTGAAAATGCTGAAAACATTGAAGACTTGGAAATGCCTGAAGAGATAGTACGCATGGCTGAGGAGTTCGGCAACATGATAAAAGAACGAAGAGATACAAGTGAACGAATTGAATCAGAACTTGCTCTGTTAGAAACAGAGATGCTAGCAGATGAGTTGGCCGGAACTTTTAGTACACTCGAAGAGTTGCTTAAGAAAATAAATGAGGAGGATCAGTGATTACAGTTAACACACTCAAAGATATGCTTGTTGATTTAAAAAATCAAACAACAAAGGATATACATGATGAACTCATGCCTTTCTTAATCCCCATCAAGGATGTAGAAAAAGATTTGTTTGCTGCACCACTTTCAACTACTGAGTTTGGTGATGGAAATACTTATAAGTTATTAAAGTACCTTTCATCACACCTACCTATGATGAAGGGGTGTTTTAAGTATGCTTTCATTGCCCCAGGAAACGGTACCAATCTTGAGACAAAACAAAAAGATAAGATATTCTTGTTGTTTGTTGTTGAAAGCCATGACGTCATAAGTGTTGGTACCTGGAATTACCAAACCGAAGAGTACGTGCAAGGTCCTGAACTGTTACAACCAGACGAAGTAGCCGGTGATTTACTATTGGCCATGAAACTGTTTGCATTCCAACTTGAATGTTCAATGAACAGTATAAAAAAGCCAATTGAGTATGGTCAGGCATTTAACTTGGTACAAGATACATTGGATATTTTATTGTCCAGACATGATGGTGACTGATGAAACTGCGACCGGGACTTGAAGAGCTAGCTAAAAGGGTGCACTGTGATTTTACCGCATCTTTTCCCGAACAAGGTTGGGATAAGATTATCATTGATTGTCATAACACCCTTATAACTATTGATCCTGATTATGTAATACATCAGATTAAAGAAAAGTTTGGAACACTTAGGTATTACATGCACACCAGTCTTACTGACAGAACAGAGGTAAATGAATGTATTAGACAGGCAGAAAAATTAAGTGCAGTGACTTGTGAACTATGTGGTGAGCCTGGTAAGTTAGATCGTGAGGAGCGATGGATCAAGACCTTGTGCTCCGAGTGTACAACCAACAGAAAGGTTAAACAAAATTGACACGACAACACCAGTCTTCCTCAATGAGGAAACTACTTAAAGAAATCAAAGACTTGGGATTTAACATAACCCAAAGTAAATCAGGAACGTATGTGATTGTACCACCTGCTCATATTGATGGTCCGGTATATACAACTCATGCCACTGAATCTGCATTTCATCCAATAAGAAGAGACTTCAAAAGACTCTACAAAATAGAACTGTGAGGAACTATGACAATTAAAGAATGGCGTTCTATGGCGGCCTGCTTAGGTATGCCTGTAGATAGGTTCTTTCTCATAAAAGGAGAGTCAAGCAGAGAAGCAAAGAAGGTATGTAGTACATGCCCAGTTAGTAAAGAATGTTTAGCTGAGGCGATACAGATCAACCCAATATACGATACTTACGGAATCTTTGGTGGCAAGTCTTCTAGAGAACGTAATAAAATACGTAAAGAATTGGGAATTAAATTTAAGAACATACAACATAGTTAATAAAGAACCCCTGACGGGAAGCTACTTTAACCAGTGGCCCCGTCAGGGGTTCTTTTTTTTTGTCAATTTTTTGTTCCAAAATTTTAAATGAATAGTGTAGACTTGTACTCGTCGCAAGCGTGATGCCGTCCAAAGGAGAAATATATGAGTCTGTGTCGTGGTCCATTATGTAATGAAAAAACTGTAGCAAAAGGATTATGTGCCGCCCATTACAAGCAATTGAAGCGTGATGGTAAATTGCATATCATTGAAAAATCACAACTTCCGGAAGATAAGTTCTGGAAGAACATAAAAAAAGAAGAGAATGGTTGCTGGACATGGACTGGAACTGTTGATAAAGGTTATGGTCGCATGTATATTGGAAACAAGGCGTTCCAATCCCATAGATGGTCATATGAACAACATAGGCACGTGTCTTTAACTAAGGCAGAAACCCTTGACCATTTGTGTAGAAACACACTGTGTTGTAATCCTGAGCATTTAGAAAAAGTTGCCCTCATCGAGAACATCGAAAGACAACATCTGTATCACGCACTTAACGCAGAAGTT